AAGCTAAGAAAATTAAAATTCCTTACATTGTAACTATTGATGAAGGTAGTGGAGAGATTTTATCTATTTACAGAAACTACAAACCAGGTGATTTAGGTTATGCAAGAGTAGAATATTTTGTGCATTATAAATTTTTACCAGGATTAGGTTTCTATGGTTTTGGTTTGACACATATGATTGGTGGTTTATCACAAGCAGCAACTCAATCTTTAAGACAATTGATTGATGCGGGTACTTTAAAAAATTTACCAGCAGGATTTAAGTCACGTGGTATTAGAGTAAGAGATGATGACCAACCAATTCAACCAGGAGAATTTAGAGATGTAGATGCACCTGGCGGAAATATTAGAGATCAGTTTTTTAATTTACCATTTACAGAACCATCACCTACACTTTACAACTTAATGGGCTTTGTTGTTCAAGCAGGACAAAAGTTTGCAGCGATAACAGATTCAAATATTGGTAACGATGCTCAAAACAGAGCAGTTGGAACTACAATGGCACTGATGGAAAGAGGATCACGTGTTATGAGTGGTGTTCACAAAAGATGTTACTACGCAATGAGACTAGAATTTAAAATTTTAGCAAGAATTTGTGGTGAATACTTACCACCAGAATATCCTTACGATGTTTACGGTGGCCCAAGACAAATTAAACAAGCAGATTTTGATAACAGAGTAGATATTTTACCTGTTGCAGACCCAAATATTATGTCTATGTCACAAAGAGTGACACTTGCACAAGCACAATTACAAATTGCACAGTCAAATCCAGGAATGCACAACTTACACGAAGCATATAGACGTGTTTATGAAGCACTTGGAACAAAAACTATAGATCAAATTCTAAAACCACCACCAAAACAACCAGAACCTTTAGATCCTGCAAAAGAAAATGCACGTGCACTTCAAATGAAGTTGCTTACAGCGTTTGAATTCCAAGATCACGATGCTCATATATCTGCTCACATGGCATTTATGGCATCTAGAATGGTACAAATTAATCCTCAGGTGTATGCATTACTACAATCACACATATCTGATCACATTTCATTCAAAGCTAAAGCACAAGTTAAACAAATGATGATGCAAAGTCCTGAAATGACACAAATGGCTCAACAGGATCCACAACAATTTGAAATAATGTTTGAAGCTGAAGTTGCAAAGGTTGCAGCACAGATAACTCAAGAGTTAGTACAAACTGAAAACGCAAATCAAAACAAAGAAGACCCATTAATTAAAATTAAACAACAAGAAATTGATTTAAGAGCTATGGATCTTCAAAGAAAAGCTGAAGAAACTAAATTTAGAGCTGATCAAGAGAATTCAAGAGCAGCTCAAAGACTTGAGTTTGATTATGACAGACTTGCACAACAAGATTCACAATCAGATGAACGTCTAGAAGTAGCGAGAGAAAAAATTGAATCAAAGAAGAAATAATTCATTGAGTGGAGGTGTATCTTCGGGTCCACCACCTAAGAGAGGGCCAAACCCACAAGGACTAACGCGAAAGAAGTTTAAAAGTGTCAAGCAATACACCAAAAAACTCATACGAAAGTCTTCCAGTAGCATCTAAATTAATTTTTCTAGCTGGGATATTTGATGGAGAAGGAAGCTTTGGCATTTGGTCAAAGGGTATAGGAAGAAAAAAAGAATTTGCTTGTACCATAGAGATGTCAGACCACGACACACTTGTAAGATTTACTGATATGTTCGGTGGCCAGTTATTTCCTTGCAAAAAACGTAAAGATTATCATAGACAAACCTGGAGATGGAGACAGAACGGCTACAGGGCTTTCCAAATAATAGATAAAATGATAGAATTCATGAGTATAAGAAGACAGGAGAAATACAATGTGGTTAGGCGCGATAAAATTGGCGGCACAAGCAGGTACGCACATCTTCAAAAAACGTCAAGAGACGAAGATGCTGATGGCGGACGCACAAATGATGCACGCAAGAAAGATGGCCCAAGGTGAGGAAGCTTACCAGGGCAAATTATTAGAAGCAAGGCAATCGGACTGGAAAGACGAGGCGGTACTCATAATTCTCAGTTTACCCGTGGCAATTTTAAGTTGGGCAGTTATATCGGACGATCCAACAGCGATGGACAAAGTAAAATTGTTCTTCGAGATGTTCTCACAGCTTCCATCATGGTTCACAAATCTTTGGATCCTTGTCGTGGCGAGCATTTACGGTATTAAGGGAACGCAAATCTTCAGGGGTGGCATGAATAAGGATAAAAAATGAAATATCTAATTACATTTATATATCATTGGTCAACCAAATTAACTTCATGGTCTTGGACAAAATTATATGGAAATAGAACAACAGGGTTAGGGTACAAAAAATGACTATAGTAACTAAAGGTATGGGTGCTATTTATAAAAATCGTAAAGCAGCACAAATTAAAAAATTAAAAAATAAAGCTTTAGCAGTATTAGGAATAGGTGCTACAACTGGAGCTGGAGCAGGTGCCGTTGGAAGTTATATGTCTTCTAAATCAAAAAAAAGAAAGAGAAAATAATGAATTTAGAAAGAGACTTACAAAAATTAAGAAAAGAAAGAGCATTAAAAGAATCTGCAGTTGCTCAACTACGTAAAAGAAGTAGAGATTCAGTAGCTAGACCTAGAGCAAAAAAAAATATACTATCAACTAATCCAGGGATGCAAAAAATATGACAAAACTATGTGCAAGAGGCAAATCAGCCGCTAAAAGAAAATTCAAAGTATATCCGTCAGCATATGCTAACGCATATGCATCAAAAATATGTGCTGGTAAAATAAAAGATCCATCAGGAACTAAGAAAAAAGATTGGGGACCTAAAAAAGCAAAAGTTGGAATGGCTGTTACTGCAGGTTCACAATCAGCTATGGGAAGATTAGAAAAGTCAGGAATGACTAAAGCTAAAGAAGGTTTATCCGTTAGACCTTATGATCCAAGAGATAAAAAACAAAAAAAAATTACTGATAAACAAAACCCTATTTCTGAATACGATCGTAAAACTAAAAAATTAAAATATACTGCTGCTGACGAAGGTGTTTTTATAAAAAAACCAGTACCATCTCCTATGGCAAGAGAAAAAACAGCAAAACCAACTGCAGCAAAAATCAAATACCAAAGAGAATTACAAGAATACTATGATGCTATAGGTAAAAAACCTAGACCTAGAAGAACAAAAAAAATGAATACAGGTGGTGATGTTAAAATTAAAAAAGTAATCAAAGGTCTTAAGAAGGCATCTAAATTACATGCTGCACAAGCTAAAACTTTAAAAACAGTCAAAGTTAGAGGCGGTGGTATGGCAATGCAAGGTATGAATTTTAAAGGCGTATTTTAGTGAATAAAAAAGGTTCATGTTGGGAAGGCTATATGCAGAAAGGCATGAAGAAAAAAGGGAATCGTATGGTTCCAAATTGTGTACCTGCTATGAGAACAGGTGGACTAACAAAATGGTTTAATGAAAAATGGGTAGATATTGGAGCAAAGAAAAAAGGTGGCAAGTTTCAAGAGTGTGGAAGAAAATCTGCCAGTGGTTCAAAGCGGAAGTATCCGAAGTGCGTACCACTTGCAAAAGCCACAGCGATGTCAAAGTCGCAAAAGGCCTCTGCTGTTGCCAGAAAGAGATCAGTAAGTAATGCAGGGCCAAAACCAGCTAACGTAAGGACATAAAATGTGGAAATGGATAAAAAAACTATTTAGACCTTGGAAATTAAATAAGGTATCACCAGATATTACATCGGTAAAACCGAAGGTGGACTTAACAGGTCTTACAAAAGGTGATATAAAGAAATTAAAGAAACAAGGAAAAATATAATGCCATTAAGAAAAGTATCAAATAGAAAAACTGTTGCAAATAAACCAACTCAAGATCTGGATCCTAAAGATCCTAAAAAAAAGAAATACAAACCAGGTAAAATGGGAAATCCTGCAGTTGTAGAAACTTACGAAGACGCAAGAGAAAATGCAATGATCAATAGAAACGTTCCTACGATGAAAGAAGGTGGCTATTGTAGAGGTGCAGGTGCTGCAATTAAAGGCACTAAATTCGAAGGTGTTTTTTAGTTTACAAACATTCTGAATAATATATAGATTCGTTATGGGTCTACGAGCAACATTGCTACAAGCACTAGAAGATAGATATAATGCTCAAATATCTGAAGCTGATGCAACCATTCAAATATATCTAGAAAAACCTGTAGCGATTGGTGAGCACCCACAACACCTTGATGAATTAGATAAGTTAATTACCAAAATAGCAGAAGCAGAAGAAAAAATACAAGTTCTTCAACAATTCAAATTATGATAGGTGGCGATAGTAAAGAATACGAAATA